TACTACTTTTGAACTCGGTATGGTAATCGGTTCGAGCCATGAAGGAATTCGCAGTGGACGGATCGCTATCCAAGTACCAAAAGATAAGGTACTCGCGTTTAGAGCGAAGACTAAAGCAACCGCCCATGTCCACAGTGCCGTCGGCACGAGTAGCCTGCTTGCGATAAGGATGAAAATCGCGGCCGTACTCGTCCAACGGCATCCAGCCATAGGCGCCATGTTCTGCGGGGCCTGTGTAAAAGACAGCAGAGTTTGGCGTCTGGACATCTAGGACCGTGACACGCTGGAATGGTGTCGAGGGAGACAAACGCGCAGCGAAAACCTGGCCCTCCTTCTTGAGAGGGGAATCGATCGACGTGAGCAGCATGCTCGCGGCGGTTGTCCGTAGGTTCAGGAAAGCGCTGGGCGTAGCGTCCACCTCAGGCATCGAATTGTGAGAATAAGATGTCGCTCCAGCTGTGTGTTGGATGGTAAAGTCCCAGGCAATCATGTGGTTAGTAAGTGCAGCGACGACGGTGTAGTCGATAATCTTAAGTGCGTAATAGTCTCCAGCTGGGGCGACAAAAGTCAAGCCCGAAGTGGTGAAGACCTCTTCCAAAGCACCGTCGTAACCGCTAACGCGATATGCACTCCACCGGGTAGTGGCGGATGTGGCCGCGCCGGTGTATGCCGCGAAAGTGGTGTTAAGCAAAATTGTATCGCCGGCATCTACCCAAATGAAGCGAACACCATCAGCTTCACCCGGATACAACCTACCGCCGTGTGACGAGACACCAAAGATGGCCTCGGCGTAAGCGATGGGCAACCAATAATTGGTAGGAACCAAAGCAGCAGCAGCAACAGCGGAGTTGTTGATGTAAACGGCGGTGCCAGTCGTCTCACCCACGGTTGTCATAGTGGCAGTACCAATGCCAACAAGCAAAACGGGCGGGCGGACGAAACTCACGGAAAGAGTGAAGAAAGGCACGTTGAATTTTGGGTACACGAAAGCGCGAGTGGGCTGCTTAAACATCGCGATGAACGTGTTACCTGCGGGAAGGACAGCTGGGTAGTTAGCCGAAGCTGCTATGGCTGAAGAAACAACCACCGTGTTTGTCAGATGCATGACAGAAGTGGGGTCCGTATCCAGGCCGGAATGTAGCCTGGTAGGCTGGCCAGACGAGGGATCAACCAGTGCACGGTAGTAGTTCCCAGCAGCTCCCGGAGCGTTCTGCTGAATTTTGGCGAGGCCAGGGACAACCGCGCGGGGCATTGCGCCCGCGCGGCCGGTTGCATTTCCCTGAGATAGGCGTAGCTTGCGGTTCTGTGCGGAACGGCGGTCCTTACGGCTGTTACGCACAATTGGATTGCTGGCAAGCATGGGTCGCTGTTTTGGTGGCATGGCTGATACATGCTCGACCGCATAGCGGTCACGATTCTTCGCAAAGCAACCTGTCAAGCAAATGACAGGAAACATCAATAGTGACGGTCGCGCTCGCATTGAGCAGCGATCTGAGAGCAAAGAGGTCTTGCGCGTCAACGGAGTAATCCGTATAGAACTCGGCCATAGTCCGGTCGTCTATTTCGCCCTGAGAAATGAAAGAGGCCATAGGGTTGTGGGCCTCCTCAGGGATTGTGGCGATCGGACCAGTGGTGCGTTCAAGGTACCAGTTACAGATAAGGCTGAGCACTGGTTGGCACTTGCCCTGCTGTAGTACCTGGGTCGCCACGCCTCGCCCCCATGCGAACGGGTGGGTGAAGTTGTCAATCTGCCAGAACATTTTGCGCAGACGGCGGGCTGGTTCGGGCGCCCACTCATAACCCGACCCATTCCAGACAGGGCGTTGGGCGAGGAAAGTGGCCATGCGCCAGCGATGCTCGGCGACTACAGCGACTTTGACACTGAAGCCGGCGGCAGCCCAAGCTGCTCGGTACTCGCGAATGGCGCGCGCGTCGGTGACAGAGACGCCAAGAATTTTGGCAGGCAGCCGGACTAAGCCGTCGTCCCCCGACGCCGCCTGAAAAGTGAAAGTGAGCACATGCATAACCTTGGCGACCATTTGTGGGTCCGCGACAAGGGACGC